TACAAGAAATCGACCGCCAGGGCGTTCAAGCTCACCGAAGAGCAGATCGCTTACATCTGCCTGAACAACTACCCGCCCAAGGTGCTGTCGCAGCGGATTGGAATTCCTGTCGCGGTGATCCAGCACACCCGCGCGCTTCATCGAGGGCGCTACCCTGATCCGCAGACACGGTCGCGGCTGCGCAAGCGAGGCGTCGTGATCTGATGGCTTACTTCGCGATCGAAGACAGCAAAGCCGGAATGGACCTGCGCAAGTCGGTCGCGACTGCGCCAGCGGGCACCTATCGCCTGCTGCAAGACGGTCACATCACGCCTGGCGCGGAGATCGAGAAGCGCTCGGAATTCGTTAAATGGGGCGTCCTTCCAGCCGGGTCGATCGGGCTCTGCGCGCTCAACGGCTGGCCATATACGCATGTCGTCAGCGGGGCGCATCCGCCCGGAACGATCATCAACGTCACGACCGGGCCTTCGCAGATTTATATCGCCGCGCCCGCTGGCGTGACCCTGACCGAAATGGTTTCCTACGATGTCGCCAACGCCCAAATCTATGCGGTCTTCTCGGGCAACAACGGGCTTAATTACCACTATTTCGGCGGCCTTCAGGTCACAGACGCAACCATCTGGGCGGGCGGCTACTCGTTTGTGCGTTTCTATAAGACGAAGATGTACGCCGTGGGGGGCCGTTGGCTGAGGTTTTCGGCGGTCGGCAATCCGACGATCTGGCAAGACCCGCCGCCAGATGGCGAGGGCAACGTCGCGCACAACGGTTCAGGCTTCATCGACATCGGCTCGAACGACGCCGACAGCGACAACCTCGTGTCGATGGAAGTCTATTACGACAAGATGGCGCTGTTCTCGAACCTGTCTTGCCAGCTTTGGTTTCTCGATCCCGACCCGTCGCTCAACCAGTATTTTCAGACCTTGCGCGACGCCGGTTGCCTCGCGGCTCGAAGCGCCCGGATGTTCGTCGCCAACGACGTTTTCTTTCTCGGCTCGCATGGAATTCGTTCGCTGCGCGCCCGCGATTTGTCGCTCACTGCCGCCGTCGCCGACGTGGGCTCGCCGCTCGATCCGGTGATCCAAAATATGTTCGCCCAGGACGGCCTGCCCTACATGGCGAACGCCCAAGCGGTGCTCGAAACGCGCACCGGGCGCTTTTGGATGATCTTCGAGAACGAGATTTTCGTGCTCAGCGCCTACCCAAGCCCGAACATCTCGGCCTGGTCGAAATATGTCCCTGGGTTTCAGACACGCTGGGCCTGCAACATTCAGAGCTGGGTCGTGCTCGCAGACACGACCGGCCAGACATACCTGTTTGGCGGTTCTGGGAGCCCGACTTATGATCCGGCGACCAACGTCACTCTCGTCTTTCCGTTTCTGAGCTTCGACAAGCCCGCGACCTTCAAGGAATATCAGGGCTTCGACTTTATCGGGACAGGCACCTGGACGGTTCAGGCGTGCTTCGACGTGACGCTGATGACCGCGCCTGTCTGGGACACGATCGCAGTCGTCACCGGCCCGACGATGATGGGCGGGCGCATCCCGATCTCGGGCGTCGGCACCCACATCCAAATGCGGCTGACGCATTCAGGCCAAGCGACCGCCGCCACCTTCGACAAGCTGTTCATCCACTATAAAGAGCTGACGAGCGATTGATGATCGTTGTTGCTGAAGCCGACTTCAAACGGAGAACCGATCGCGACGCGTTCTTCCTGGCGCTTTGCTGTCTGCGCGAGCAGGACATCGCCGAGATCAAAGCCGTCAGAGGGAAATTCGTCCCTTCGGACATCGCGACCGAAATCATGCGTGCCGCTTTCAAGCTGTGGCTTGTCTACGAAGCCCCTTTCCGCGCCACGCCCGTTGCAGCGTTCGGGCTCTTTCGGATGACGCCGACCTGCGCCGGGGTTTTCGCCTTCGGCTCGAACCGTTGGCCCCAAGTCGTGAAGGGAATGACAAGGCGAATTTTGCGCGATATTATGCCCCTGGCTCCCAAGTGGGGGTTTCACCGGGCCGAGTGCCGGGCGTTGGCGTCCAGACAGGACGTGCGCCGCTGGCTCGAAGGTCTAGGTTGGCGCGCAGAAGCCGTCCTGTCGGAATTCGGCACCCGACGTGAGGATTTCATCCTCTACGCATGGACGGCTCCGCATGAAGCACATTCGGATAACCAGGGAGAACATCAAGGACTTCGTGAGCTTTCGGCTTGCGACGCCTGACGATGTTCCTGAACTGAGCGCGATTTACGAACGCTATTACGCCGAGACTGTCTGGAAAGACTTCCTTGAGTTCGATCCGCCGCGCGCTCGTGAGACGATCCTCAACGGGATCACTTTCAACACCAAGCCGATGATCCTGGCGCTGATGGACGATGCGATCGTTGGCTTTCTCTCGTTGGTCATCGATCACTCGTTCAGCGTCAAGCCCTGCGCCGTGATGCTGGAACTGTATGTCGCGCCTGAATGGCGGCGCGGCGCGATCGGTCGCTACCTCGTCGGCCTCGCGATCATGATGGCGAAAAACAGGGGCGCGGGCGCGTTTCACGCTACCGTCGCCTCGGGCATGACCGAGGCGCGTTCGCTCTTCAATTTGTTCGATCACGCCGGGTTCACCCAGTTCGGCTACATGATGCGGCGAGGATTGTAGACATGGGCGGGAAAGGCGCGCAGCCCGACAACTCTCAAGTCGTCGCGATGCAGCAACAGCAAGCGGCGCAAACCGCCGAGGCGACGCGGCAGACCAACGCCCGTCTGCAACAGGGCATGTCCGAGATCGACCAACTGTTCGGCGGCACGCCCAGCGGCGCGTCGATGCTCGATCTGTCCTCGATCGCCAACGGCAACGTGGCGAAAGGCGTCGCGAACCCCGTTAGTCCGGTCATGGCGCAATGGCTGGCGCAAAATCCGAGCTATCAAGGCCCCACTGTGACCGGCGCAAAGAGCCAGCTTTCTAACGGCTATAGCTGGGGCGAATTGCCGAGCACCGGCGGCCCCACGAGCTACGGAATTTATGACCCTTCCGGCAATCTCGTCACCGACGCCACTTCGCTCAGCGACCTCGCCGCGTCGAAGATTTATGTCGGCGGCGATCCGTCGAAAACGACCGGCGGCTTCGACGATGATTTCTACAACAAATTCACCAACGCTCAGCTTGGTTACTACATGCCCGCCGAGGACCGGCAGTTCACGCAAGCCCAGACCAACCTCGATTATGGGCTGGCGCGAGCTGGAACGCTGAACTCGTCGATTGCAGACACGCAACTCGCGAACCTCACTTACCAAGACACGCTCAACAAAGCCCAAATCCAATCGACCGCAGACACGGCGACCGCCCAGCTCCGGGACACGGTCGCGAGCGACAAAAACCAAGCGATCAACCAGCTCTATTCGACCGAGAACCCCTCGACCGCAGCTTCGACCGCCGCAGGGTTGGTTGGCAACGTCCAGCTCACCACGCCCCAGCTCAATCCGATCGGCCAGCTTTTCACTCCCATTGCAGTCGGCACTGGCAACGCGATTGCGGGCTACACGAACCCCGCCTCGTATCTGCCAGCGACCGGCGGCGTGGGCACAGCCGCGACAGGTTCGGGCTCGTCCGGGTCCAGCAACATCGTGAACGGCTAAGCCATGTGCGAACGCATCTGCACGCGCTGTAAAAAGAGCCACCCGATCGCGTATTTTAATCGCGATCGAACGCGACCTGATGGCGTCTATCCACAATGCAAAGACTGTTCGCGGCGCGCAGCAAAACGTAGTTACGAGACCCATCTCCCTGCACATCGAGTGCTCAAGCAGGCGTGGAAAGACACTAATCGTGAACGCTTTCATGAGATCAACGCCGCGTGGCGGCGGGCTAACCCGGACAGGCTCAAGCGCTACGATGCTGAGCGTAAAGCCGCACTTCGGGCGGCGACGCCTCCCTGGGCGGATAAGAGAGCAATCATCGCGTTCCGCAAGCGTAGACCGCCAGGGCATCACGTCGATCACATTGAGCCGCTTCGCGGCAAGGATCGTTGCGGGCTGAACGTCCCGTGGAACCTGCAATATCTTTCGGCAGAAGTTTCTTACCGGAAGGGCAATCGGACTGGCGACGAGTTCGCGACGGGAGGTTCCGATCTGTGATCCCCTAGTTGGAGGACTGATTGCAGGCGCGGCCTCGCTGGGCTCCGCAGCCTATTCGGCCAACGAAGCCGAGCAGGTGCAGAGCGCACAGACGAACGCCAACAACCAATGGGTCGCCGAGCAACAGGCGTTCCGCAAGCAGTTCCTCGATCAGGACGCCTCGCTCCGCAACCAGGCCAATACGGCGCGCGAGCAGACGCTCAACCAAATTTCTCCGGCGACCGTCAAACAGAACCAGGCGACCGAGCAACAGCGCCTAGACACGCAGTTCACCGGGGGCGGCGGACAGCCTGCGGGATACTCGCCTGTCACCGCGTCGGGCGCGGCAATCTCAGGAGGTGCCGCAGACACGACGACCAAGAGCGACCTGGCGTCGCAAGTGAACCAGGCGACCGCCGCAGCGCGTTCCCGAATTTCCGCGCTGGCGACGGCGCAGTCCTATGGCGGAAGCCAGTTCGGGTTTGGCACACAAGCGCCTCTCGCGCTTCAGTCTGGCGCGCAGGGGATCGGGCTCGCTTCGGCTGAGCGCGGCAACATCGCTCAGACCTACGGGGTCGAGCAGCAAATCCAGCCTCTCCACTACATCATGGGGCCGAACGCCGGGCTTGCGGGCAGCGTCGCCAACTCGCTCGCTTCGGTCGCTGGAAAGGGGCTCGGCTACGCCGGGGCGCAGGCCACGTTGCCCGGCGCGGCAAGCGCGGGCGGGGCTGCGATCGGCAGTATGAGCGACGCCGATCTTGGCGGGCAAATTATGAACGCGTTTGGGATCGTCTAGGGAGTTTTGAGAGATGCCCGTTCTGCGGATGCCCGGCGACGACACCCTGGGCTCGACCCTGGGCTCGATGGCCGACGCCTGGGGCCAAGCCTACGACCCGATGGCGCGGGCGCGCGCGATGCAGATGGGCCAGCAAATGCAGCTCAGCCAGTTCGAGCTGGGCCAGAAGAAGTCGATCGACGCGATGAACGCGAACGCCGCCCAGGTCTACCTGAACGCCAACCCACTCGGCGAAGACAGCGCCAGCCTCGCCGCGACCGCCGCCGCGATCCGTTCGGGGAGCTACAATCCAGAGCAATGGGTCAACGCCACGACCGGGCTCGCCAAGCTTAACGCCAACCGCACGGCGGCGGGCGCGCTGACCCCCGGCAGTCCAGACACGGCGGGCATGACGCCGGGGCAGATTGCCTCGGGGCAAGCGCAATTGCTCGCAGGCGCTTCGCTCCCCACCTATCAGTCGCAAGTCGCAGGCGCGACAACCGACATCGCCAAGAGCGCCGCCACGCTCAATGCGGCTAACGCGGTCGCTGGCGCGACCCCGTCGAACATGCCCGACGTGTCGCACGCTCTGGCCGGAGCGCAAGTTTTCAGCAGCCCTGCCGAAGCGCAGAAGATCGCCGCTGGCGGCAACCTCGCCGCAGGGGCGACTGCGACGAGCCCTGCCGATCTCGCCAATCAGCGCATCAACACGACGCTCTTCACCGGCCAGGGGGTCGCCGCAGGCACGCCGGTCAATCAACCCAACCTCACAGCGGTCCAGAACCAGGAGATCGCGGCTAGAGCGATCCAGGAGATGGTGGCGAGCGGTCTGCGCGCGCGTGGTATCAACGAGGTCAGCGCGGGCGTGATCATCAACTCGAACCCGGCTCCGGGGCAAAGCCCGGTGACGGTCGTGCCGATCGGCGCGTCGCCTCCGACGACGCTGGGGCCGAACGAGACTTACTATCCCCCGCGCAATCTCGATCCTCAAGCCGTTCAGACCGCCGCTGCGGCTGAAGCTTCCGGCAAGGAAGGCGGCGAACAGAGCGCCAAGCTCGCCACAGACACCGTCAACGAGGCCCAGGCGGCGGGGTTCAGGGCCAACGAATTGTCGGCGAAAGTCGCGCGGCTGCGCGAGGTCATGCCCTACCTCAACAACCAAAACCCGCTCAGCCAGGTCGCGGGCTCACTCGCCGCCAAAATTCAGGAAGAGTACGGGGTCACGATCGGGCAAGGGCAGTCGGCGCGCAATGTCTACGACACGATGGTCAGCCAGCTCTTGCCTGAGTTGAAAGACGACTACGGCTTCCAGCGCGTCGCCGCGCCTGAAATCGCCCTGGCGCAGCGCGGGATGCCGATGGCGAGCCTCGACGCAGGGTCACTGACCCGGATCGTCAACGCGCTCGACGCGACTGCCGAAATGAACAGACAGGTCGCCGGGCTCGGCGCGCAGGCACGCAGGGCGAGCCCAGGAATGGCTGGGATCACTCCGCAAGCCTACGATCAGTTCCTGCAAGGCCGCGCCGCGATCGACCCGATGGCGATCTTGAACGGGGTTCGGCAGAAGTACCCTGAAACTCCGTTAGGGCCGACGACGAAAACAGCGCCAACGCCTAGCGGTGCTCCGACAATCCGCGTGAACCCAACCTCGGGCGCTGTCGAGCGTCTAGGTCCAGACGGCAAATGGAGCCCGCTGTGAACGTCACTCTTTCTGACGGCACGATCGCATCCATCCCTGACGGGCTGGACGCTGACAGCATCAAGAACAGTGTCTCGCGCCTTGAGGCTGCGAACAAGTCTTCCAAACAAGCTCCGGCGCAAGGCGCGCCGGGCACGATCGACTTCAACGCCCCGGTGCAGACGACCAACCCGCTCGACGCGGCGATCAAATACGTCAGCGACCGGACGCCGAGCGTGAGCGCGCCCAGCTTTCAGTCCGCAGACAATGCGACCGGCGGCGCTCTGTCTACGGCGGCCAACACAGCCAACGCCGCAGACAATTACCTGAACAACTGGCCGTCCGCGACCGGCAAGATGGCGGCGCATGTCGGCTCTAATCTCGCGCTCGGCGTTCCGAGCGTGCTCGTTGGCGGGGCCAATGTCCTTTCGCATCTCGCGACCAAATACGGCGGCGCTGCGCCGAGCCCCGATCTCCCGATCCCGTCGCAAGCGGTCCCGGCTGCGCTTGGGATCACGCCCGAAGACACCACAGCGGGGAAAGTGGCAGAAGCGCTTTTGTCGTTGGCGTCAGCCAACAAGCTCGCCGGGGCTGGCCCGATTTGGTCGGCGGTCAAAGCCCCGGTTCAGGCTGGCTTGCAATGGGCTGGCTCGACCATCGGCAACGCGGTCGGCGGCGAGGCTGGAGGATTTGTCGGCGGGCTCATTCCGGGTTCGATCCCGCTTGAGACGGTCGCGAGCAAGGGGATCGACCTTCTGCCGCAAGGGGTGCGCGACACCATCCGCAACCCGAACGCGAGCGACATCTGGGCCGCTGTAAAAAGGCTCGGCAGCGCTGTCGGCAACCCAGACTTAACGCCGACAGCGGGCATGGTCGGAGGGCCGGTCGTCAAGGGGCTGGAAAAGAGCGCGATGTCTTTTCCCGGCGTCAACATCCCGGTGCTCAATGCGCGGGGTAAAGTCGGCGCAGGCTTGGAGCAGGGCGTAGACAGCGCCGCCAACCAGCTCACTCAGCCCGGAACCCCCGTCAACACCGAGCCAGGAGGGGCTGGCGCTGAATGGCGCGGCGCGGCGCAAGACCAGCTCACCCAAGCCTGGCAGACAGCGCAGAACAACACCAGACAGGTCGAGAATGACGCCTCGTCGCGCAACCTCACCGACGCCAACGGCAACCCGCAGCTCGTCACTGGCCCCGTGCTTGACGCCCTCCGAACGAAACTGAACGGGGTCATGGGTTTCGACAATCAGGGCCGCACGATTTCTGTTCTGAGCGGCGCGGGCGACGCCACGGTCAACGGCGTGCTCAACGACATCGCCAGCAAGCTTCAGGATCAAGACCCGGTCGCAGGCGCGAATTGGCGCGCTCAGATCGCGACGCTTAAAGCCCATATGAACCCGAACAACCCGCAAGCCACGAACTCGGCCCTTCAGAGTGGTATCGACCAGCTCAACCAGAACATCGCCGCCAACCAGGGCGTCTCGTTCGACACCTTGCGCCAGCACAAGAGCAACATGGGCAACCTCGCACAGCAAGGTGATTGGGTTGCGGGTGAAGTCACGGACGCGCTTCGAGACGCGCTCGGCGCTCACCTGAACGCCATCGATCCGAACGGGCTCGGCCAGCGCTACGCCAACGCCGTGCAAGGCTACAACGACGCGATGAACCTCAAGCGGAGCTTCACCACGGCGCGGACCAACGCGGTCGGCCCGACCCCCAGCCCCGGCGAATACACCGCCCCGCCCGGAGACACGCAGCTCACCAACGCCGCGACAAACCTGCTCAAAAACCCTCAGAACGCCCAGCCTTACCTGAACACTCCGGGGTTCAGGAATGTGCTCGCCGCCGTCGTGTCTAGGCTCGGTCAGAAAAACAACGAGTTCAACCCAACGCAAGCCGCAACGGACATCAACAAGATCACCCCGGCAGGAGAGAGCTTGTTGACGCAACAGTCGGCGGGTCCAGCGGGTCCGTCTTCAGTTGTCCCGCTTCTCAAGGATGTCAGGACCGCTGGAAACGCCTACGACCTCAAGCCGGGACCGGCGGGGCTGTCGGGCGCGTTGGCGACGACGGCGATGGCGGAAGGCGCAGCGGAGAAAGCCGGGTGGCTTAGAACCTTGGCTGGCGGCGGGGCGGCGGCGCTCGGCATGGAGCGTCCCGGCGCGGTTCGCGCTATTGCCGGGGTTCCGCAGGCGTGGCGTCAGAATATCAATATCCCCGCGCTCATCCAGCTCGCCAACATTCAGGCGCAACGGCAAAACTCAGGACAGTAGACATGGCGCTCATCAATCCGCAGACAGGGTCAAGCTCGATCTACGATCCGTCGCTGCCCTCGCGCATCGCGCGGGGCGCGCCGGTCCCGCAGCAACCGGAAGACACGATCGCTTCGATCGACCCCGGTCAAGGCCCGCAATACAATCCGTCATTCGGCATGGATACGAGCCCCCAGGGCACACCGCCGCCGCTCATCAGTTCGATCCTTGCATCGCAAGCGAAGCCGCCTACCGGGGTTTACGGCCCGTCGATGGGACCGGCGCAATCGGTCAAGGGCAACTATCTCAACGGCTCTCTCGGCAATCTCGACGCCAGGGGCGCGCCTTATCCGGCGACCGCAGCGCGTCCAGCCGTCGCCCCATCGAACACGGGGCCAGGGGGAGCCAATGTCGGCGGCGTTTTCAACAATCTCCCCGCCAATGTCTTCGACGGGGCCAACACGCCGCAGACAGCGCAGGCTCCCGCGCCAGCGACGCCGCAAGGCTGGAACCTGTTCACCGCGCTCGGCCAGGCGCTCGGGCACCTGCTCGGGTACAATGCGCAGGGCCAGCCGCAGGGCATGAGCGGTTTGATCCGCAACCCGGTCCAGACACCGACGCAGACACCCGGTTTGAGGATGCCGACCCCGGTCCAGCAAGCCGCTCGCTACCAGGGGAGAACGCTGCTTGGTTGACCAACCCGGACAGAATTTCAACCGCCCTGGCGGCGCGGCTTCGCAAATCTATCAGGGTTTGATCGCGCGCGGCTTCAACCCGGCGCAAGCCGCCGCGCTCGTCGGCAATATGCAGGTCGAGAGCGGTTTCAGCCCCAACGCATACAATGCTGGCGAAGGGGCTGTCGGGCTTATCCAGTGGGAGAACGAGCGGCGCGCCAACCTGAACGCTTTCGCCGCCGCGCAGGGCAAGCCTTCCAACGATCTTGGCGTCCAACTCGATTTCATCAAGCACGAGATGGGCGGTTCGGAAGCTGGCAATTCGAGAGCCTTTCTGGCGGCGACCGACGTGGCGAGCGCCAACCACGCGCTGCATCAATACATCCGTTATGGAAGCCCGACCGAGGGAACGCGCCTCGCCAACGCCCAGGCTGTCGCCAGCGGCAATTTCCCGGCTGGCGGCAACATCGGCGCGGGCAGCGCCGCAGCGCCTGGCGCGCCGGTCACGGCCCAGACACCGCAGACAGCCGCGCCTCCCAACATGACCTCGATGATCGGCCAGGCGCTCGGGAGCATGGCTGTCCCTAGCATGGGCGGCGGGAGCAACAACGCGGCACTGGCGCAGGCCGCCCCGCCCGCGCCTGGTCCGCAGATGGCGTTCAGGGCCGCCGCCGACGACGCCGCCAACGCCTCAAATTTGACCGCTGGCGGGGGTCCGGGCGCGGGCGCTGTCGGACAGCCCGGAAGCGGCCCAGGGGGCATGACGGGGCTTCTGGGGCTGATGGCGGACCCGACAGCGCAGAGCCAGGTCCAATTGCCGACCGACGTGCCGATGACGGGCATGTCGGGGCTCCTTTACAGCGGCGGCGCGGGGCTCGGCATCCGCCGCCCAGCCGTCACCCGGTTGACGTGAAATGGCTGATCCCACCAACGACGGCTCAGACCAGACCCCGCTCGACCCGAGCGTCGCCTCGATGCTGGGCGCGGCGAGTGCGCCCGAACCCACGCCCTCGACGGCGGGCGGGCCGCCGTTGGACCCCAACGACCGAGACATGCTGATCAAGACTGTCTACGGCGAAGCGAGCAACCAGCCCGTGCTCGGCCAGGTGGGGATCGTTCACGCCATCCTGAACCGCGTCGCCGCTGGCGGCTATAGCGGGAACCAACCCAACACCATCGCCAACGTCGTCACGGCCCCAGCGGCGGGGGTCAATCCGGCGCGCGGCTTCCATGAATTCTCGCCGTGGAACGCGCCGGGAGTTCCCGAGAGCAACCCCACGGCGCAGAACCTTTCGCCCAACAACTCCAACCCTGTCTTGGCGAACGCCTACCGCAACATCGGCGACCTCGTAGACAAGGTCTACGCCGGGCTCATCCCCGACCCGACCGGCGGCGCAACCCACTATTACGGGTTCATGAAAACCCCGCCGAAGTGGGCGGCTCCGCTCGCCGCGCAGAACAGGGTCAAGATCGGCGACCAGACTTTCGTCGGCGGCTCGACCGGACCCGGCCAATCGGTGCCGAACCAGATTGCGGGCGGCTACGCAGACATCGGCGCGCAGGGGAGCTGAAATGGCGAGCAACGCGCCATCGATCACCGGGCTTCCTCTCTCGCTGATGGGGATCACCGGCACGCACGCGGGCCGCACCGATCCCTTGTCGCCCAACGGCGGGGTGATGGTCCCGAACAACGCTGGCGTCGCCAAGGGGGCGACGATCGGCCAGACGCTCGGCGGAATGGCGGGTCCGAAACCAGGGACCATACCGGGATATTTCCGGGGTTTTCCCGGCCCGGTTGGAACCTCCGCGCCGGGGGCGGCGTTGCCTCCCCTCGCTCCCGGCGCGTCTATGCTCTCTCAAAACGGCGTCATGGGCCTGGGTTCAGGCTATCGCCCGCCGAGCGGCCCGGCGCGCCAGCCGTGGGGGCCGCAGCCCCTGGCGGGCAATCCGGTCAATTCACGAGGGGTTGCAGACACTGTATTCAAACCGGCGAAACCGACCCGCAGATGAACGGCGATTGCGTCTAAGCGAGCTGGAAAGAGCGGCGCTTCACGAATATCTCGGGCTGTTGCTTGACGCCGACGAGCCGGGGGCTTTTTTGGGATCGCTGCGCCGGATGGCCGAACGCAAGGCGCACAGCTTCACGCGCGGCAAGATCGAGGCGGACGAATGCGAACAGTGGCTCACGCTTGCCGAAGCGCTGACCAAGGTCGAGCGGGAGCTTAGCCCGCGATGAATTGACGCTCCGCTCTCCATTGTAGTTTGGTGACATTGGTGTGCCCTCCTCATTTTGTCGCGATCTAGAACACATCAAAACAATCACGCAACCCCCTAAACTCGTTGTTTGTTTGTGTCTACAAACGTGGCCAACATCGACCATCATCAAGCATCAAAACACGCAAAATCATGCGTCACAGGATTTAGCGACCACTAAGGCATTGATATTGCAGACACGTAAATGCCCTACAAGGGTAAGATGGTGGCGTTTTGTCTGGACAGGCAGACATGAACCAACAACGCTAACCCCTTGATTTATGGAGAAACGCGCCAATTCATCGCTTTTTGTATGCTGTTGTAGGCCGACACATCCTGTCATAAACTATCATGCGATGTCTCGTTTTGGGCCTAAAATCTCGCCTAAATCATGCGCTGAAAAACCGACATCAGGAGACAAAATTCAGGCTCGCCCCTTCACTTCCGGCTGGCCCTCGAACCGCGCGATCATCTCCTTCATCAAGGTGACGATGTCGTTGCGGTCAGCGCCGTTGGAGAGGTAGTTGCAGCGTCCTGTATGGTCGCTGAACGGAAACACCATGAGCACAAAGCCGGTCTTGCGGTCGTTGCCCTTGGCGTCACCATTGAGATAGCTGTCGAGAACTTGGGCGATGGCGGTCATTTGCGCGCGGTATTTCGCCTCGATCGGCGCATCGCCGAGCTGTTTTTCCCGCCATTTATGCTCAGACATGCTCGCACTTCCCCGCGTGAGGATGATGATGTGGTTTTGGTGAACTAGCGCGCGATTGAAGACGCACAAGAAAAACAAGACCCTTATACGTCAAGGCCCATACAATCGCCGCACTGCCGCTTGGCGCTAATCGGCGGACAGAGGTGGCGTATATCAATCCAAGATCGCGCAGTTCACCGCGTCGCTTCCCAACGCTCGTTTGTTGTCGATTTAGATTGGCTGCAAGCTCAAAATCGGTAAGCCCGTTTCTTAAATGTTTCGCGTGCTCGTACAAGACGAGCATCCGATCTCGTGATCGAAGAATGGGCGTGCGGTGCGCAGCCAGATGGCTCGTATGTGGATCGCTGGCGCGAGCGCCTCGTCTGGCGAAGTCATTCGAGCTGATCATGGCGCGATCAGCAGTGTGGTCGGCTTGCCGGTGTCGTAGTCGTCATAGACATGAAAACGGCGCGCGCTTTGCAACGCGCGCCGCCTCTGTAGACAGTTAGACGGGATCGACTTCCGGCTCTTCCGGCTCGGGCGGCAACGGCTGCGACGGGCGGTTGACCGGAGGACGCGGCAGCGGCTGGCCCGCTGTCGGCGGACGCTGACCTCCCGGCGGACGCGGCAGCGGCTGACCCGCGACCGGCGGACGGCCCGTTGGCGGCAGACCCTGATCGGGACGAGCGGGACGCCCAGGCAGGCCCTGATCGGGGCGAGGCGGACGCCCACCGGGCAGACCCTGATCGGGATGCCCTTCGCCGACACCATAGCCGGGATCGACCGGATGCTCGGGAACTTCGAGCACGACGTAGCGATAGCCGACGCCGGAGATCGCAACGAGCGCGATCACCTTGCCCTCGGGAACGCTCGGCGGCAACGGCGGCCAGACAGCGCCCGGAGGGGGATCGACCGGGGGCAGCGGATGGCCCGGAGTGGGCGGCGCGATCGGGTGATCGGGATCGACCGGCCAGACAGGGAGCTGACCGGCGCTCCCGCCGCCGCCACCTTCGATGTCTACGCCATAGCCGGGATCGACCGGGCGACTGCCGCCATACGATGGCAGGTGTCCAGGGCGCTCGCCGCCCCAACCAGGGTTGCCAAAGCCAGGATCGACAGGACGGCCAGGGCGGGCCGGAAGGTGTCCAGGACGGCCAGGGGAACCCGGCAGACCCTGTCCAGGGCGCGCACCCTCATCGATCCCATAGCCGGGATCAGTGGGGCGCTCGGGCCGCTCCGGGCCTTCGATGAATTGGATGTATGCAAGGGGCATGGGCGTCGTCCTCGTGGTAAGGGCTCATCAGTGACGGTTCAGACCGTCAGACGCGCATGTTGCGTTTCGCCCTCGTTTGCTTGGCTACTGGCGGATTGAACACGACCATCGAACGCCCATCGGGACGCGCCACCCGCTCGCTCGACGCGATCAGGCGTTCGGCTTCCTCTCTCGGAATGAGCCGGTGAGGTCCAACCCGAATGGCGTGGATTTGACCGCTCTGCACCATGCGGTGAATTCGCTGTCTGGCGACGCCCAGGTCTTGGGCGAGCTTGCCCACCGATAAAAAGGCTTCTGGCGTGGGAGTAGAAGGGTTCGGGATCATCACCAAGATTTGGGTTGTTTTGTCTCTTTTGTCAAGTGACGTAACAGACAAAGGCGTCAAATGGGATCGTCAGGGACAGTCGCTGAGAAGCCCTTTTTAGACGCCGGTTTCTTCGAGCGGATCGGCACCACATTAGACGGAAACTGCGACGCCCCAACGACGCCGGAGTTGAGCGCGGCCAACGCCTGTTTCTCGGGCGTCATCGGCGCAGGCCCCTTCAATTCGTGGATGTCTGCTTGGCTGAGCGTCACCTGTTCGAGGTAGTTGGCGATCAGCGTCGCGCCGTCCTGATTGGTGAGCCAATCGTGCAGTCCCTGGTAGTAAGCGACGGGGCGAGGCGGAACGTCCAGACACGAAAGCACATGCAAGCGGCGGTCGGACCTGTCGAACGCGACCGGGTTGGGCTCGTTCGAGAACAGCACCACGCCGCAACGATTGGGGATTTGATAAGGGGGCAGACCCTTGGGGTTGACGGTGAGATTTTCGGGCGGACGCGTGGTGAAGACCTTGAAGTGATCGAAATTTGCTTTCGCCTCGCGCGTGTTGTCGTGCTGCGCAATCTCGCTGGCGATAAGGAGCTTGCACTTGACGAAATAATTGTGCGCGCCCCCCAGTTTGGTGAAGTCGAACGGCTGCACGTTGTCGCGCCCGAGCGCCACGCGCATCGGTTCGATCATCGTGTCTTTGCCGACACCGGCGATGCTCATGATGAGCCAAGCCCAGTTCGGCTTGTCGTCGGGATATTGAACGAGGAAAGCGCACCAGCGCACGAACAGCTCGACCTCGTTGGGCGATTTGAGCACGTAGAGCAGATGGTCGAGCCACGGCTTGACATCAGCCGCCGAGACAGGAAACCGCATAAAAACCGGCGGCGTCCACTCGTTGAAGACATCGAGCCCGGCGTCGCGGAACAACTTCGGCTTGCCAGGATGATAGGTGATGCCTTTGACGCGTGAGAGTTCGCGTTGCACATCTACATAGTCGGACATATTTCTAGGACACAACCGTTTCGGCACTTGTCCATAGTGCTCGATCAGGAGCTGACGAAGTCGAGAATTGCACGCCATGTTGAAACCACGCGTGTTGTGGACACCGCTCGTCGTCAGATCGATGTATCGCGAAGCGCTCGACCAGATCACCCATTGAGCACGAAACGCATCCCACAAGGGACGCGGGTCGTCGGGCAAATGAACCGGATGATCGGCGAATGTCTGCGCCGAAGCCTTGTGGTAGGCGTCCCAAGCGAACCTCTGCGCCAGCTCGACCAGAAGCGTTCCGCCGACGCGCACGCCGTTGATCCGCGCCGTGCGGATGCACGCGTCCCACAGATCGGATGAACTCTGTTTTGCCTGCGGTTGCTGGTCGCTCCACTCGATGAACAGCGCGCGGCCCTCGCTCGAACCCCCGGTCGCGCCGATCACCGCGAAACAGACCGAAACCCAGTTCTGATAGATCGAGAGAAAATCGCCGAGCGCCTTCGTCCATTTTGTGGGGTCGTTGGGGAAGAACCCCAAGAGCTGGCGGACTTCGGCGAGGTTCAGGAGATCGTGCGCCAGGCTCATGTTCACGCCTGTCTGCGTCTGTGTCTGCGTCTGGTGCGGCAGGCCAAGCGCCCGAGGCACCGCGTAGACCAAGCTCCCCGAGCCAGGCATCCCGCCGATCGCTTCGAGCCCGAGCTTGAGCGCCTGTTCGACGACCCACTGGAAAGCGTTGCTGAACGCAGCCGCAGGGGCTTCAGGAACATCCTCGATCCGAGTGAGCTTGCGGCTCAACAAGTAGCGCGCGCCGGTCGGCGGGTGAATTCCCGTGATCAGCGCCTGCTGGCCCGAACCCCGCAGACCGAACTCGCCTTCGGTCCCGATTATGGGGTCGAGGAACTTCAAGGAAAGGGTTTTCGTCGGGGGCGTGATACGAAACAGGAACGCGTCGCGGCGGTGTCTGGGGCTGTCTACAAACCGGCGCAGACTGACGACGCCCAGGGTGAAGATCGCCTGCTCGACCAAGCGCGTAAAGATTTTCCCGAAGTCGTTATCGATCCACAAAAAGAAATCGCCACCCCGGATGCCGACGCTCCTGGCCGCCGCATCCCATGCGCGCGCTTCCTCGCGCGAGGCGCATTTCGCCGTGACCGAGCTGCCAATGGGCGTTTTGGTGCGCGGCTTCACCGGCACCATCCACGGACCAAATCCGGCGTCGAACAGCTCGACCGCTGTGTGGCTGAACCCTGTCATGTCTTGGGCTCGTCTTGTTTGCCGATCCGAATGTAAGCGCTGAATTTTTCGGCTAGCTCGATTGCCTGTTCCGCCGTCCCGACGCCCATTCTGATCGCCATGTCCAAGCAATCCCTGCGGTGCAACTTCCAGCGGTCGGCGAGGTGTTTCTTTTCCAGCTCGTCATCGAGATCGCTCATTGCGCGGCTCCGCATAGTTTGCGCCGAAGAATGGCCCGGTTGTTCAGGAAAGCCCGATGATCGCCGGGCGAGGCAGCGCAAACATGCACGAACTTCCTCCCGCCGAAGGCATAAAATATTTTCGGGTGCTTGTTGCGCTCGACGCGCTCGACGACGCCGCCGAGCTTGGATATTTCGTCGCAGATCAATCGTTCAAACGGCATAGACATGGCTTACTTCCCGTAGCGGTCGGCGATGAACCCGGCGGCGGCCAGGGGAAGCCCCTTCGCCCACGGCGGCGTGGTCTGCATGACGAGGCGCATGTCGTCGTAGAGCGCCGGGGCGTCTTCGTCGGGGGCGAGCGCGATGACCTCGTCGTGAACGGTCGCCAGGAGTTCGTCGTCATGCGTGTCTGAGAGATCGAGCAGGGCGCAGGCGAGCAGATCGCGGGCGACTGCCTGGGTGACGTTCTCGACGATCTTGCCGCCCCAGGTTTCGATCAGGCCCCAATTGTGATTGAAGTCGTTGCCCTCATAGACGAGGCGATCGGACCCGAAACGGTTTTGCGTGAGCCCAAGCCGCGCACCCCGGTAGACAAGCGAGCGTCCGGACGGCAGCTCGATCAGCAACGCGCCGCCGAGCCCCTGGTGCTTCGCCCACCTGTAGCGAACCGGGGGAGCCGGATGACCGTTGATGCCTTCGACGGTGGCGAAAAAAGTCTTGTTGGGGTTGGCGAGCACGTTGCGAAACGCGTTTTCGGATGCGCGCCAATAGGTGGGAATGTCCGGGTTCGCGTTGCGATAAGCGTAGACAGCACTCTCAGCCTGCCGGGCCGTGAGCCCGAGCGAATAGGGCGGCGCGTTGGCTGTCTCCATGAACCGGCTCGGCCCCATGCCGTAGCCGCACGCCAGCACGAGCACTTTCCCAAGTTGGCGGTTGTTCGAGCCGATGCTCGCGGCGGTCGCGGTGTAGATGTCTTCGCCGCGTCGAAAGACGCCGAGCGCCCCGACGTGACCGGCGAGCCAGGCGAGCACGCGCGCCTCGATCCCTGAGAAGTCGCAGACGACGAACTTCTGGCCCTGGGGCGCTTTAAACGCGCCGCGCAGACATGAGCTGATCACTTCCAGCGGCGGGCCGAATATCTCGCGCAGGATGTCCGCGTCGATCCCGTCAGCCAACGCGTTCGCCGCGATCCCGACATGCTTGAGCGAAGGGCGCGGGAAATTCTGAAGCTGCGGACCTCGGCCCGCCCAACGCAGCGTGCGAACCGCGCCGCCATATTGGACAAGGCCGCGCGCTCGCTCGCCCATCGGCGCGAACTGGTCAATAGCGCTGAGCTTGGCGGTCGAGGACTTGGCGGCTTCCTGGCGGATCGACAGCGCCACTAACGCTGACGGCGACAAATTGTTCGGCAGGCGCAAGACGGTTTCAATGTCTTCCTTGCCGACCCCGAACCCTGTCGGGTAGCCGCGATCTTGCAGCCATTTGGTGAGCCTGCCGACCTGATTGACCGTCTCAACTTCGCCTTGAGTGAGAATGTCGAGTTGGCTCGACAGACGCTGCATTTCGTCCACGGTCATGTTGTGCGCTTCGTTCAGGAATGCACTATCGACCGGCATCCCCCGGTCGTTCATACGCTGGTCAGCGAGCCAGACACGGCGCTCGAAATAGGTCATCCTCGGCAGGAGCTTGGAGATCGCGCGCTCGGCTTCCACGTCGTCGCGATTGTAGTCGATCAGCGCCGTCATCTTGGACGGGTCTGTCTCGTGCCACCAGACATCGGGGTTGACGCTGCGCGGGCGCGCCATGCGCAGCATGACGCTGTGCCCGTCCGTGTTCTTTTGGTGCGGCGAGCCCGCGACGCGGGCGGCGGTTTCGAGCTTGAGCGGGAGCCCGTAGCAAGCGCCGGTCGCCATTGTGCAGACAGTCTGGTCGGGGAAGATCGGGTCGAAGCCCATTTTGGGGGCGATGACGTGGTTCCAGATCAAACGCTCGAAGACGACGTTCCAACCGTGCAGGGTCGCGCCGTCCTGGATCAGCTTGTTGACGTGGGCGAGCCCATCGAGCTGGGTGCGAAAATCGGTCGAGCAGACGGCGCTCTCATCGAGCGCGTAAGACGCGCAGATGACCTGGGTCGAGGGATGGCGCGCGTAGACATGCGCGCCAACCTGTTTGAGGTTGACGGCGCTGCAAGTCTCCACATCGAGGTGCAGCGCGCGCGGCATTGTCGCGGGTCAGCGATCAATGCGCTCTTCGACGCCGTCCTCGAAAGGCCGTGATTTCGGCAGGTGGAACGTCTCCCCCATTCTGACCGGCGGGGCTTTGAGCGCCTGCGCCATGCGCTTCGTCGTGATGTGCCCAGCGTTCACGAACTCCCCGGCGAGCGCGGCGCAGGCGATCATTTCGACGTAGCTTTTGCGCAAGTCCGGTGTTTCGGCGATCCGAGACAGTTTGACCGCAAGTTTAATCATCGCGATCTCGTAAGGGGTGATCGGCTTGTTGAGGATCATCGATGCGAGCGCAGAGGCGCGCTCGTAGTTCTTCGCCGGTTCGCCGTAGTCGATATTGTGGTCGGTGATCGAGTGCGTCGCTTCGTCCAGAATTTCCAGATGGGCGGGCTGGCCTGGGCTCTTCGGGTTGGCGATCGAGAAGTCGTTCATGGGGTTTGTCCTTTGTGTCGGCAACCAAACAAGACACGCGGAGCATGGCTCCGCGCGCTAAGTCACGAGTGTTAGATCAGTTCGTCTTCGTCTTCCGGCTGATCGTCAGGGTAGGCGTTCTCAGCCGAACCGCGTCCGTCGAGGCGAGGGCCAGCTTTGAGAAACTGGACGTTGTCGAGCAGGAACCCGACGCCGCGCTTGCCCGCCGTGTCGTAGCCGAACGGGCGCACGTTGGCCCGCGCGGTCCAGCCGGAATAAATCTCCGACCAATCGAGGATGCTGTTGCGCTGCTTGTCTACAGCGCCGGGCTTTTCCTTCGACCAGGGCGAGATGAAAACGTCGCCCGCGTGATAGCCCTCATATTCGCCTTCCTTCTCGGACCCGTCGCGGAACGGCGAGGCCAGCCCGTGCGGCTTTTTTGCGCCCCACTTGTCTGCGATGGCCCGCTCGACACCCGCCTGCAACGCCCTGAACTCGGGCGTCGCCTGGGCTTTCTTGTCGAAGATGAGGACAAGCGAATAGCGCGGCTCAGCGCCCAAGGCAGCGGCTCTGGGCTTGACGAGGTTCATGAACGAGGCGATGCCGGGGGGCGTCAAGATCTTTTCGAGCGCCATGTGTGAACTCCCTTGTGTCTTACGTTGGAGGACCGGCCTGAAGCGGCTTGGGTCGGCGCTGACGCATTGCATTTTTCATAGATCGTCCTCCGCGATACCCTCTATGTGCTTGGCGAATTCGAGCACGCTTTGCGATACCCAACCCGACGTGAACATGTTGCTGTTCATCCACTCGCCATGATGACGGACGATCTTGGCTAGTCGTTTCAGCTTGGTCTTGGTGGTCTTTGAATTCTGGTAAGCGGTGATCAGTTCTTGGCGCTTCGCGTCAAAAATTTTGTACCTCCGATCAACCTCGGTTTTGATCGCGTCCATCGGATCGACAATAGCCATCAGATCAGCTCCTTCTCTTGTTCGTCCCAGACAGGGAAATCGCTCAGCGCCACGAGCTGGCGCTCTTCGGCTTTGGCCGGACACAAGAGCGCGCCTGGGCAGAACCAGCACCACGCGCCGACCGCGAAGGGGCCAGGCTTGCCCGCGAATATTCTGTCTGCGGCGGGCTTCAAGACAGCGTAGCCCCAGAAGATCAGGTCGCCCGCCGGGATGTCCCAGCCCCGGACGTGCTCGCCCTCGGAATTCGGTTGCACGATCACGATGCGGACCCGGCGCACTCGCCGACGCTCCACGCCGTTGAGCTTGAGGTAGACACCGAGCGCGTAGAACGTCGCCTGCGGGTTCTCGACCGGAGACACGAACTTGCCGCGCCCATTCTTGTAATCGACCACGATCAGGCAATCGCCGACGATCGCCCAAAAGTCGGCAGTCCCGAACACTGGCTCGGGCGGTGCGCCGGGAACCCACAAGGGGGCGAGATCGACGTTCGCTTCGATCCCGTACAGGGTCGCTTGTTTGATTATGCTTTGCACGTAGGTCACATAAACAGACACAGCCAACATGAGTTCGAGCGTCACGTCATAGACGACGCCCCCCATCATGACGTGCAGCGGCGGCAGGAATTTCGGGTTGCGCAGTTGTTGCTCGCCGAGCCAGTGGGCGATCGTGCCTATCTTGGCAGCTTCGCCCACCGACCTCGGCGGACAGGTTAGCGCGAGCGCCGGAGCGCTCTCGCAGTTCAACCAGATCGACGATCCCGACGCGCTCAGCCTGGCGTGGGCCGAGCCGTGCCTGTTCTCGTCGAGAAAGATCGTGTCTGGACGGCCCATCGTTCAGACAGCGAGCCCGTGCTCGTGGATGAACGTTTGCAGGGTCGGGCGGTCCTTCTCCAACGCCTTCGAGATGTATTGAACGCCCAGCTTCTCGCGCAGCGGCACCAGCAACGGCTTGAACTTCTCAGGGTGATCGTGGGCCGCATCGGTGATGATCTGGATTTGCTCGGTGAGGGGCAAAACCTCCACGACTTCGCCGGGCGTGGGTTGCGGCTGCGCCTCTGTCTGCGGCGGCTCCGCGCCGCTGCCGTTGGTCTTGGGCTTGTTGGTCGAGCCCTTCGGGCGTCCGCCTTTCTTCGGCGTCTCCGGCGCGGGATCGGGCGCGGGCTCCGGCGCGGCGGCTGTCGCCGTCATGTTTGGATGCGGCGGCTCGGTCGCCTCGGGTTCAAAAGGATCATCGAAGCCGCCTGCCTCGACAAAGTTTTCGAGATAAGGCGCGGCGAGGCGGCAAAGGGCGCGGCGGAAATCAACTTCGTCTTCGCCGGTAATCGTCATCGAGACAGGCATGGTTCTACGGCTCCACTGGCAGCGGCGGGAAGGTTGCCCCCTGGGTCGCAGCCGTCGCTGTCTGCTGACCGTCAATGAGGAAACTGATGTCGCGGATTTTGCGCGCGCAGATGTCGGCAATCCTGTCGTCAATCGTGCCGGGGATCGAGATCAGCCGCGCCAAGACACGCTCTGTCTGCCCGAACCTGTCGCAGCGCGAGATCGGCTGGCGGTTGTTCTCCGGCACCGGATCGGGCTCGACGATGATCACGTTGTGCGACCGGGTGAGGGTGATGACGTGCCCTCCGGCGGCCATCTGGATGATGATGACGCGCGGCTCGTCGCGTGTCTGGAAAGCATCGATGGACTTCGTGCGCTCGGCCTGCGGCGTCGAGCCGACGATGACTTCGACCCGGACCCGGTTCTTAGAGAGCCGGTTGGCGAGCCGATCGATCACATCCAAGTGCCAGGCGAACACGACAATCTTCTCGTCGTGTCTAGCGGCGAGGTCGTTCTCGACGAGCTGGGCGACGCCCTCGACCTTAGCCACGCCGACTTCGTGTCTCAGCTTGGCGAATTCGCCGATCTGATTGCGCGCCGCGAGCATAAACTCGTCGTCGTTGATCACGCCGCTCTCATGACGCCGGGCCAGCTCGCTGAGACGCGGCGCGTTGGTCGGCCTGAAATCCTTGGGCAAGACGCTGTCTGGCAACGGGTAGGTCGCGACCAGCGGCTCAACGTAGCCGCGCGAGCCGAAAGCCTGTTTCTTGGTGACGCGCTTGATGAACGGCTTGATGCGTTGGCGCAGTTCGTCAGCGTTTTTGTTGCCGTGGACACGCCAACCTTCGGGCGCTTCGACGCCCCGAGTGTAGCGTTGCAGGAACGTGTACTCGTCCATCGGCTGACCCGTGTTGGTGCGGATCAACTCGGGCGCGAGCGCACGTAGATGCGGGTAAAGCTCGCCAGCGTGGTTGGGCGTGGGAGAGCCCGTCAGGGCGTAGACATGGCGTGCGTTGGCGACGTAGCTGTCTGCTCCCGCTCGCGCTTCCATCCCGTAGACCTGTTGGGTCCGGCTGCTCTGAGAATTCTTAAGCGCATGGGCCTCGTCGAGCAACATCACATCGAACGGCTCGCCGCCCCGGATCATCATGCCGATGTCTTTGCGCAGCGCAGCAAGCGAATAGGACAGGATGAACACGCCCGGCCCCGGACGCAGGTCGCTTGCGGCGCGCACGATCACAATGGGCAGACCCCGGTGGCTCCACGTCAGGAAGTGTCTGCGCCAGACTTCGAGCGCGATCGCCGGGCAGAGATCGAGCACCCGCTCAGCGTTCAATTTGTCGCAGACTTCCACGCCGATCGGGGTCTTGCCGATGCCGGGGTCGCCCGCCAGACAGCGGCGCGAGACACCCGCCAGCCAATCCCGGCACTCTTCCTGGTAGGGCTCGAGTTCGAGGGGGGCGCTCATACTTCACACAACACTTCGGGTTCAGTTTTCTTCACTGTCGTCAAGCGTTGCCACGCGTAGTGGGCGATCAAAATTGCGTCAGCGCGCCCGTGGTGTTTCTTCAACGGGATGTCGGCCCCCGGATAAAGCCGTTTGCAGACAAGCCGGGACGCGTCTTTTGGCGAGTTGGGCGTGATCTTGAAGTGTTTTTTCCAGACAGACGGCGACACCAGCTCGTAGGGAATTCCGAGCGCCTGGATCACGCCCAGCGCCTGGCCGAACGTCCTCCCGAATTTGAACGTCGAGCTGACGCCTTGACCGGGACGCGAGAACGCGTGTTCGATCGCAACCATGTCTGGCAAACGCTCGGCGAGCAGCTTGGCGAAGGCGACGCCGTCGAACTCGCCGCCTACCAATGGCGCGTCGAACACGGCGAGACGATTGGAGGGATGCGCCGCGTCGGGGCGGATGAAGGCGACCGCGCCGCTCAAGCCAGGATCGATGCCGCAATACCGCACTCGGGACGGTCCTTCCCTGCTTTTTCCTGTGGACAGAAATTTTTTGCTGGCTTGTGTCGGCTAGCGCCTTGAACAGAACCGACCGTGATCCGGTTGTCAAGACGGTCAATCCGTAGTTTCACCTATGTTGAGTATTTTTGCCTATTCCACTTTCAGGCGCTGGCCTGCATACAACCTATGTGCGGTAAACGCGCCTCCACCTAAAAGTCAGTTGACGAGCGCTTTTCGCACGCAAATCGTTGATCTCGCTGCGTTAACATCTTGTCCACAGCTTTCTGGGAACAACGAGCGGGTAGTATTGTTTTTTGTCAGTTCCTACAATTTAAGACAGATAGAACATCTGTGCGGGATGTGCGCCAAATGTGTATTTTTGTGTCCGACAGCCTTTTTATTGCGGACTTTACAATCGTTTCAAATTTACCAAGTGTCAACGGTTTGACTTGACAGTGTGTTACCGTCTGTTACAAAAGAGACAAAAACGACAACCACCACCAACTGAAAGGAACCGCCACCATGCCTGCAAAAAGAGTGTTTGTATCCCATCGAGCCGACAGTCCGCCGACGATGGAAATAGGTCAGCAAGCCTTTGGCCGCCGATTGCAGCAACTCCTCGATCAAAAAGGCTGGAACTACAGCGATCTTGCGCGCGCCGTCTGGGGCAAGACGACGACCAAGAGCGGCTACGAGGTCGCAAAGAACCGCGACCGGATCAGTGTCTATGTCGCGGGCAAGGCAGTGCCAGACCCGCGCAACCTGAAAAAGATCGCCGACACGCTCGGCGTCGAGGTCGCCGAGCTTGCGCCCGACCGCATCGGCGACGCGATGATCGAACAAGCCAATCCAACGTACTCGATCACCAAGGTGCAGGGCGAAAGCGACAAAGTTTTTCTGCGCGTCAACAAACTGGTGCCTGAACAAGTCGCAGCGAAAATCATGTTCCTACTAGCGACCAACTACGACGTGCTGATCGAGAACGCAGTCGGCCAAACGCTCGTCGTCGAAGTTAAGCCAGAAGCTAAGCCAGAGGCGAAAACAGAGGCGAAAACAGAGGCGAAAACAGGGACTAAGACAGATGACAACAAAGTGGCTGACCGACCGCGAAGCGGGCGAACTCGTTCGTAAGTCGGCGCAGACAGTCGCGCGCTGGCGCAAAACTTCCGGCCTTCGCTTTCTCAAAGGCCGCCCGTGTCTCATCGAACTCCAAGACTTTCTCACCTTCATCGAAGCGAGCAAATTATGCGTGGTAAAAAACTCTATGACGGCAAGCCCTACAAACTCGCGCTTGACCGCCACGGCTACTACGAACTCCGTTGGACAGGCGCAGACGGCAAGACGAAACAGCGCTCTACTCGCGAACAAAATTTCGACGCGGCGCGAACTACAGCGGAAGAAATCTGGCGCGACCTGAACCAGATCATCGCCGCCAGCGGCAAGCCCACGACAGCCGAGATCGCCGGGCGCTACCTCAAGGATTGCGAGAGCGAGCGCAAGACGACCGGCCAAGCCAACGCGCTCAAGCCTGTCTTGAGAGCTTTCGGGCCGCGCTCGGACCATCCTCTCAAGAGGTTCGAGATTGTCGATTACGCCGCCGAGCGGCGCAGACAGGGCGTCAAGGACGCCACTATCCGGCGCGAGCTGGGGGCGCTGCGCGCAGCGCTCCGGTTCGGCGTCGAACACGAAATGATCAGCGCCGCCGACCTGCCGCGTTTCAAGCTTCCCCCGTCGAGCCCGCCAAGGAACAACTCGGCGTCGGTCGATGAAGTCAGCGACCTGTGGGCGCTGGCGCTCGCCGCGAGCCCGCCAGAGGGCCAGGGCGACCTCAAGCCGATCACCCTGTTCGCCACGATCGCCATCGCCACCGGGGCGCGCCGGGGAGCCGTTCTCGAACTCCCTTGGGGCCAGATCAATTGGAGCGGCGCGGGTGGTCGCATCATGCTCAACTTCGCGTCCGACAAGCCGTCCGCCAACCGCAACAAGCGCCGTTCCCACGTTCCCGCGCCGAAAATACTGGAGCCGATATTGCTCCGGGCGTTCCGCGAAACGCTCGATCGAGCCGGTTTGAGGGGTCCGTTGCCCGCAAAAACTCCCGAAAAACTCCACGACCTGCGTGTCTGCCGCGTCGTCAGCATCCGCGACCAGTGGCGAAACCTGGTTAAAAACTCCAAGAAACCCGATTTGAACATCCACGATCTGCGTCATTCATGGGCGACCAACCATATCAAAGCGGGCGTGAACCCGGTGGAGATCGCCGAATGGCTGCAAGACGACCTCAAAACGGTGATGGCGACATACGTACATCTGAAACCCGACTATTTGATAAACGCTGCGGATAAGATTGATATTTCAGGGGGTTAACCTGAACTTCTGATTTTCGGCCTCGTTACGTCTCCATACATCGCTACATCCCATGTATAGTATATACGCGTGTTTATTCTTTATGTGACGTGGTGCGCAGGCACGAACGCACGCGCATACGCGCGAGGGCGTGCCTACGTGCGTACGCGCCCATCACATAAAGATTACCACGAGTAGGGTGATACGGGCTTGGGGTTGTCGGGTACGCCAGAAGCCCCGCCGCCCGGCAAAAGAGCCGAGACGGGCTTGGGGCAGTCGGATATGCCAGAAGCCCCGCGCCACCTTGGAATTCAAGTTCGGGTTCCCCCGAGGGGCGCGGTCGGTCGCCGGCGGCCCGGCGGCCCGGCGGCCCGGCCCGGCCCGGCCCGGCCCGGACGCGTCCGGGCTGTCTAGGCGTTCGCGTGTCTAGGCCAACTTGGCACCCGCGCCAGGGAGCCGAGCGCCAGGGGAGCTGGGCGCCAGGGAGCCGAGCGCCGGGAGCCGAGCGCCGGGAGCCGAGCGCCGGGAGCCGAGCGCCGGGAGCCGAGCGCCGGGAGCCGAGCGCCAGGGAGCCGAGCGCCAGGGAGCCGAGCGCCGGGAGCCGAGCGCCGGGAGCCGAGCGCCGGGAGCCGAGCGCCGGGAGCCGAGCGCCGGGA